TTTGCCGACGCGAAGGACAGCGGCGATTTCAAATCGTTCATCCGGAGTTGTCTGCAAGCTTTTTCGAGCGGGGCCGGGCTTGCCGAGTATCAGATCAGCGGCGACCTATCCGGGATCAACTATTCCTCGATCCGCGCGGGCCTGCTGGAGTTCCGCCGCAAGTGCGAACAGTATCAGCATTCGGTGTTCATCTTCCAGGTCTGCCACCCGGTGTACAAGCGGTGGCTGCGCGAAGCGATGCTGGCGCTGGTATTCGGTGTCGACCTGTTGAACGCCTACAACAAAGATCCCGAGCCATTCGAAGAAGTGCAGTGGGTGACGCCCGGTTGGCCGTGGGTTGATCCCGAGAAAGATATCAAAGCTTCGGAACGGGCGGTCCGAGACGGGCTTTCGACTCGCTCGATTGAATGCGCCGAGCAGGGTTACGACGCGGCCCTCATCGACGCGCAGCAGAAGGCCGACAACGACCGCGCCGATAAGCTCGGCCTCTCCTACGACTCCGATGGCCGGAAGATTCTCACCGGACGTAACGCCGGCATGACCGAGGAAGAGATCGAGCAGGGCGCGGCGAGCGGGAAGGTGGAGGCCCAATGAAGCACCTGGCGCACGTTGCATCGCGGTTTGTGAACTGTCCGCTGATGATTCATCCGCCCAAGCTGGAGGTGATCATCAAGGCTCTGGCGCCCCGACTGGGGATCGACCCGGACATCGTCCTGGCCAACCGGGTACCGATGGACGCCACGGGCACGCTGATGGCCCGTTATGCGGAGGCCGGCGAGGAGAGGGATTACGCGGTCTTGGATGGGATCGCGGTGATTCCGGTCCAGGGCACGCTGCTCAAAAAGGAATCGTTCATGTCCGCGTGGAGCGGCGCGACCTCTTATGAGCAGATCCAGCGCCAAGTGGCCAGCGCGATCGATGACGCGGGCGTGCGCGCGATCCTGCTGGATATCGATTCGCCGGGCGGCGAGACTACCGGATGCTTCGAACTGTCCGACTACATCTATTCGGTCCGCGGCATCAAGCCGGTGTACGCGGCCGCGAATGATATTGCGCTGTCGGCGGCGTATGCGGTCGCGAGCGCGGCCAGCAAGGTCTTCGTGACGCGTACTGGAGCCGTGGGATCGGTCGGTGTGTACGCGCTGCACGTCGATCAATCCGGGTTCGACAAGGATCTCGGCGCAAAGTACACCTACATCTTCGGTGGCGACAAGAAGGTCGACGGGAACCCGCACGAACCACTGAGCGAAAGCGCCAAGGGCGACATCCAGGATGAAGTGGACCGCGAGTACGGGATATTCACCGAGACCGTGGCGCGGAACCGGAAGGTAGCCAAGAAACAGATCGTCGCGACCCAGGCCGGGCTGCTGTGGGCAGAGAACGCGGTGCCCCTGCTGGCCGACGCTGTCGGAACGATCGACGATGCCATGAATGCGCTCAGCGGAGTGCTGGGTGCGCGAAGTAAGAATTCAACCGCGGCGACGGCCGCAATTCCAACCAAGGGAGAGCATATGAACGACGAAGTGCAAGCCCTCGCCGCGAAGAAAGAAGGCGAGGCCCCAGACAACGAAGTCAAGAAGTCGAAGAAGGAGACGGAGGAGTCCGGCGCGAAAGAGCGCGACGGCAAGAAGCCTCCCGCCGACAACGAAGAGGACGACGAAGACGAAGCCAAGTCCAAGAAGGACGACGGCAAGAAGAAGGCCGCCTCTGCGACGATGGCGGCCACCCAGCCGAGCGGCATGCGGGCCGAAGGCGACATCGAAGCCATCGGCGCGCTGTGCAAGATGGCCGGTTGCCCCGAGAAGGCTGCGGAGTTCCTCACCAAGAAAAAGTCCAACGGCCAATACTTCACCGTCGCGGAAGTCAGCCAGGAACTGACCGCCGCGCGCGTGATCGAAAGCGAGAGGAGCATGATTACTTCGCACGTCAACCCCAACCAGGGCGCGACTGGCTCGCTGCAGGAACTCGAAGCGCAAGCCACCACCTACGCCCGGCAGAATCGCGGCAAAGAGACTCCTAATCTCTACGCCGAAAGCGGTACCACCAAGCTGACCAAGGAGCGCGCCTACGCCTCAATGCTCGAAGAGCACCCCGAAGTTTACGGCGCATTCGTGGCACAGCACAACGCGAAGGGCCTGATCGCCACGCTCGAGCGGGCAGGCGTTCGCCTTGCTCGTTAAAGCGAAAGGAGACCAACAGACATGGCATTCGAACAGACATTACGCACGGTAGGCCTTCCGGCGGCGGCCGACCTCACGAGTGGCGGGACGGTGAATCCGCAGTTCTACTTCGTGACCGTCAACTCGTCCGGACAGATCAACTTCACGGGCGCTGGCGCCGTCGCCGATGGCGTGGTCCAGGACAAGCCCAACGCACAGGGAGTCGAGGCCGAGGTTGCGATGCTCGGCATCACCAAGCTGGTGACCGGCGCGGCGGTTACTGCCGGCGACCCGCTCATGGCCAACGCCAGCGGCCAGGCGATTACGGCGACCACTGGCAATTTCGTGCGGGCGCGCGCGCTGGCTTCCTCGGCGGGGGCCGGCGTGATCATCCCCGCGCTGCTTCTCGGCCCGTACAAGATGTAGCGATTCACAAACAAGGAGAAATCAGAAATGCCTCAGCCAACACTACAAGACGTTCACGTCAATCGGCCGCTGACGAACATCTCCGTGGCCTACCTTCAGGAGGCCGCCGGCGTGGAGTTCGTCGCTGACAAAGCCTTCCCGGCGGTCCCCGTCGAGAACAAAAGCGACCTCTACTACACCTACGCGCGGGCCGACTTCAACCGCGACGAGATGCAGAAGCGCGCGCTTGCCACCGAATCCGCCGGCACGGGCTACAACGTGAATTCCACCGGCACATACAACTGCGACGTGTGGTCGCTGCACAAGGATGTGGATGACCAGATCCGCTCCAACAGTGACTCGCCGCTCGCACCCGACCGCGACGCCACGATCTTCCTCACCCAGAAGGCCCTGATCCGGCGCGAGAACCAGTGGGTCTCGAAGTTCTTCGGCACCGGCATCTGGACCAACAACGTCAGCGGCCAGGCGACCGCGGACTCTACGCACGTCATCTATTGGGACTCCGCGAACTATCCGAACGGCAACCCCATCACCGACATTCGCCATGCGAAGACTCAGATGCGGCTGTCGAGCGGCGGCTTCGCACCCAACATCTTCGTGGTCAGCCGTCCCGTGTTCGACAAGCTCGTGGATCATCCCGACTTCATCGATCGCACCAAGTACGGCCAGACCGCGCCGAACCCGGCTGTGGCCACTCGTCAGATCATGGCCGAGATTCTCGAACTGGAGGATGTCCTGGTGATCGACGCCGTCTACAACACGGCGGCGGAAGGCGCGACCGAATCCAACGCCTTCATCGGCGGCCTGAGCGCGGCGCTGTTTTACCGCCCGAAGAACGCCGGCCTCTTGACGCCCAGCGCCGGTTACGTGTTCAACTGGACGGGCCTGATCGGAACCACCGGCGGCGCCGGCGTCCGCATCAAGACGTTCCGCATGGAGCACCTGGCTTCCGATCGCGTGGAGATCGACTCGGCGTTCGATATGCGCCTGGTTTCCCCGGACCTGGGCTTCTACTTCAATAACGTGATCTCGGCGGTGTAGCCATGATGCTTCGTCGTGAATCGTGGGCGCGACTCACCAGGGGCGGGGTTCCGCTTCTGTACGTCCTGCGCCCCTTGCAAGGCTTTACGCCGCCTGACATCGGCGCTGAGTATCCCCCTCCGGATGCCACAAACAAAGTCCAGTTGACCCGCACCCGGCAACTCTACGAGCAGCGCCGGATCGGGACTCAACCCGAAGCGGAGCGGGCGCTCTCCAGGCTTCCCAAACAGGACCCGGCCAAGCCGGGAAAGGAACGCGCGCACAGGCGTCAGTCCGTTGTGCGCGATTAAGGAGATGACACATGGCAGTCAAAGTGGAAAAAACGCCCGTTAACGCACCGGAGTTTCAGAGCGCGGGTCCGCAGGCAAACTTCAAGGGCACCTATCCCTCGAAGCAGAAGCAGTTCCTGTCGGCGGTGCAAACCGGTACGGGCGCACAGCAGAGCATTGCGCACGGGTTGGGTGCGGCGCCTGCGGGCGTGCTGGTGTCCTGCGCCGACAACAGCGGGAGTTCCAACGTCTTCACCGTGACCGAGGGAACGCACACCGCGACCAACGTGCTTGTGACGGTGACCACGGGCGCCAAATTCAAGGTCCTGGCCTGGCTCTGATTCCGATGAAAGCAAACTCGTTCGGTAATATTCCGGTCCCGACGCCTGGCACGCCCGTTCCCGTCACCAGCGATCCGAATCTGCGCGTGGAGCGGATGCGCTTCGCGGCGGCCATCGGCGAAACGGGGCGTGTGTTTCTCGGCGTCTCCGGCATGAACAAGGCGAACGCTACGGGCGTGGTCAAGGAGTTCTGGCCCACGGGTTCGGGTGGCGGCGTCGCGGATTCATTCGACATCTGGGCGGAAGACTCCAGGCATTTGCTTGTGCCATCGGACTACTACGTCGATGCCAACAACGCAGGCGAAGGACTGATCGTCGCCTACTGGACGTGAGATGCCGAACTGGCCCAGCATTGAAGCGTTCGTGGACGGCGTCATCTCACAGACGTTCGGCGAGCCGGTGGTGTACCAACCGGTGCAAGCAGGCGCGGCGCAGGGAAGCGCGTTCACGTTGACAGCGGTGCGCCATTTGCGCGTCCGCGAGGAGTCCGGCGCGATGGCGAACTTCGAAGAGATTTCGGTGAATTCTTCCGACTTCTCGAATCCGCCGGCAAAGGGCGATTGGGTGACCGCGTGGGGGGCTCAGTACGTGGTGACGACGGTGCGGCAGCCGGATGCCTACGGCATGCTCAACCTGGCACTGCTGCAGCGCGCGAGTTGACGGTTCCGTGATCAATCCGAAATCAATACTTGGCGAA